AAGAAGCTGGAACAAAACAGGGGAGGGCTGGTTAAACGGAAGCGGCATCGCAATCTTGCGGATGTCATCGCTAAACGCACCACCCTCGATTTCCTTGACCTCGGTCGGATCGATACGCTCGGACTGTCCGCCTTCGCGACCGCCCTTCAACTTCAACATGCCGGGGAAGTTCGCGATATGAGCGGAATCCAACAGCGCGCGTAGCGCACCCGTTGCCGCTGCTGAGATACCACCGATCATCTGCGGGATACCGATCGGGTACGCACCACGCCACGGAACGAACGGGAACTCAATGATCCACTGCATCTCTTCAAGCGTGTCGTCTTCTTCACGCCAGTTGCGGTAGATCGAGAGAACTTTACCGGTTACTTTATCGACCGAGAGAATGTACGGAGCAAGTCCGTAGTCTTCTTCGAGATCCGCAATCGCGTAGATCTCAAAAATGGTGCGCAATCCATCAACGTCATACGCACTACCATCGCGACCTTCGATCTTGTTGTTGGCTTTCTCAGCCTTCGAAACATCCGGCTCCATCGTCGTCGGAGCGAGATCCACATCGCGATACATGCCAGAGCGCACGCGCTGCTGGTATTCAATTTCCGTCACGTATTGAACGTGGGTCTTACGCTCAGCGCTGTAGAAGTTCGTTGCAGCGTACGGAAGATAAATGTCATCGATGCCGACGAAGAGCGGTACGGGACGCCTCTTGTTGGGGTCCCAGCTTAGCTTCAAGTACTGAGCACCACCGAGTGGTACCTGAGTTAGGAGCTGCTCCAGCTCTGCGCGGAATTCCGGCATCTGCTGGGTCAACTGCCAGTTCATGTACTGGCTCTTGCGCTCGGCTTTGGCTACCTTGTCAGCAGTCGGGTCGCCAACGATGAAGTCCTTGACCGGTCCGTCTGCGGGGAAAAGTTCCTTAATAGCACGGGCAGAGAAGTCCACGCATACCTCAGTAAGCATGGGGTGCACGACCCGACTTGCGCCCTGAAACTGAGCGCCGCCCGGTGCATCGTCACCAAGTCCCGTACGTCGGATACCTTCTTCGTACTGCTCATCGCGCTTCTTACGCGCCTCTTTGTCCTTCGAGATTAAACCCAAGAATTCTTGAGCCACCTCGTCCATGACCCCTTCTGGCAGGGTTTCCGCCAGGTTCGCGTAAAACTCGCGCTCCGCCTCCGGCTCTTCGTCTTCGCCAAATCGAACAATCGCCCCACCGTCCTCGGTGTCTTCAACCTCCGAGATTTCCTCGGGAAGTTCGAACATCTCACCCAGATCTTCTCGGGCTTCGTTCAACTCATTCGGCTCAGACGCCATACGGATTACCTCTTGGGCGCTCATTCACAATCATCCTAGGCTGCAACGGCTTAGGCTTACTCACGCTTATCATATCCTTGTCGGCAAGGAAACGTAAACCTTGGGTGCAGGCGTCCATCAAGTCGTCGTGCTTAATCGTCCCCTCGCCCGAGAACGAACAGAGCTGATAAACCAACGGCTCCGCCCATGATCTGACTTGGTTCTTGCGCTTCTCGGATTCGACCATCCACACCATCCCGCTTGCAAACAGGTGGCTCACCATGTGCAAGCGGGTTAACTTCGATGCCTTGCCGGGGTTGTACGCATGCGCCACGATGCCTTCTCGCGATAGCATCTGGCGGAGCGAGATTCCGCTGCCCTTATCTTCAATCACAATGGTGTCGGGCTTTCTGCCCGAGTTCATCATTCGAGACGGCCCGATCTTGGGTCGGATCATCGGCTTCTGCTCATCGTCGCCGTAGAAGACCTCCATCTCTCGCTTGACCCGCTTGATCAGATCCGGCATTCCGAGTCGGTCTTCCCAACAATCGAGCAAGATAATGTTCGGCTTCTCGTTCTCGTAGAACAATCCCAACACCACACACGCAGACGGGTCGGAGTCCGATGTCTTCTTATCGCGAGTCTGCTCCGTGAATGCGGTATCCAAACTCATCACGATGTGTTCCAGAATCGGCAGGGGCTTCTTCGCTGGCCAGAGTTGAACCCAACCGCGCTTGATGATGCCCTGCTCTTCTGGATTTAAAACCTCGGCATGGATTTCCTGTCGTCCGAGCGTCGTGCCCTCGAACTTCAAGAGCTGTTGCTGGAAAGTCGGAGCCAGGTTGTTAATGTTCTCGTATGTAGATGCGCGCGTAACGTGTACGTCCGCGCCATCTCGCTCCACCAAATCGCGGATCAGCGCCTTTGGCTTTGGCGTTGTCGTGGCTACGATTCGCGGATGGGACCCTAAGCGTAGCGCGAACATGATCATGTCCCATGCTTCTTGATCGTATTGCCAGGCTGCTAACTCGTCACACCACGCTCCGTGCCATTGTCCACCACGAAGCCGGTCGGGAGTCTCCGCGCTGATGCCTTTGATCAGGGACCCGTTGGTTAAAATAATCTCCGAGAGCGAGCGGTTGTATTCCGATACCGTCTTCTCCGGAATGACTTGCATCAATCCCGAGTCACCCTCAAAACACGTATCGCGAATATCTGCGGATGTCGGTGCGCACACCAACCAGCGCGTGTTCGGTGCCTTGTAAGCCTGCCACCATATCCATTCTGCTGCGGCTCGGGTCTTTCCTGCTCCGCGTCCCGCAAGTAACAACCACACAGTCCAGTCACCTTTCGGTGGTTTCTGGTGCTTGTGTCTTTTGTTAACCCACTTTAGGCGGTTCTCATACGCCAGCAAGTCCTCCGTCGGGAGCTTATTCAGCTCCTTGATCAGAGGATCGTTCATGTCCAACTTGGGCGGGGTCCCTGATGGGGTCCCCGTTGCATTCTGTGTCATCGATAGCGCGAGGTCTTCTTCGCAATCGCCTTCGGCTGCGCTACAAACTGCTTACCCTGCGCTTTGCCTTCTCGCTTTGCACGGGTCGTTGCTGCGTACTCTTGCGCAGATAACGCTTTGATCGCTGCCTTTGGTAGATATCGCTCGCCCGTCTTCGATGACGGCTTGCCCGATTTGGTGGTCCACTCTTGAGCGGTCCAGTCCTTCAGTGACTTCTGTGGGGCTTTCATGACTTGTACCCACCGCCCTTTTCTTTGTAGCGCTTAGCCAGTAGCTGCGCCTTTCGGGCTGACCATTGACCCGCTGCGGTGCCTTGGGTTGCAGATCCCTTGATCTCGTTAAACAACTTCTTGCGCATCTCGGGCTTCGTGTAGTTACCCGCTGCGTTTACTTTAGACTTCGTTGGCATTGTCAACACTCCAAATCTCAGTTTGACGCTTCAACTTCGGCCAGTTGGCTTCGGTGATGAACGATTTATCCAGCACCAAAACGTGGTTCGTAGGTTGCGCTGTATAGCGCCCGTTGTCCAGTTTGATGAAGTAGAACTCTTTGCTCTGCTCCGGCTCTAGACTGAAGCCGTCCATCATCGGGATCGCGGTAAATAGGTAGTTACCGGTGTGCTCTTGCTTGGACCGTAGCCGGGTACGCATTCGGGTCCCTTCGAGAAACGGATACTCCAGCACGCTGAACTGGTTCCCATAGCAATCCCACGTTTGTGCGTCGGCGGGGTCCCAAGGGGTCCCTGTGATTTTGTGCGCGAGCTTGTGTAGCGGGACGTTCCGGTACACCGCCCCACACTCCAACATCACATGACACCCCCACGTTCTGCCCGGATGGGATACCAACCCAAACCACGCTACCCGTACCCATTCTTCGTTGCCGAATGTCTGGGGCTGCACGTAGCAGTAAGTATGGCGGGGTAGGGGGGCGGCTCCGGTATACAGCATGGGACCCTAGAGTAAACCTGCGCAAGGGGGTAGTGCAAGTAAAAATGGTGGTGGGTGGGGGGTGTGAATTGTACGTATGGGACCCAACACACCCACGCCCGTTTTGCGTGCCCCCGCGTACGTACGGGTGCGCGATTAGACCGCGCGTGCGCGCGTTTGAGGCTCCCGAGCGATCGCGTGCTCGCGCGTGCGTATGCGCCAGGCGCGTACGTGCGCGCGGTTAACTACTTCGCGCGCGTTTTCTATACCGCAAGCCCAGCTGTCCGCTTGGTGGTCGTCGCGAGAAAAGGCTTGACACCGATTCGCGAATGGTGCAATCTGTCACCCATCGAACAACACAACGGAGATTGCACACATGACTAAACTAATCGAAACATTCCGCGCGAATCCGACCGATAAGAATCGCGCGAAATTGCAGCAATACATCGCGCGCCACATGATGGCCGTATGCATCGCGAGCAAGTCTGATCTCGAATTCCTGAAAACCAACGGATTCAAAATCTGAAAACAAGGGGGGATTGCATCCCCCCATTCTTTCCCCTAGAATGTGACAAAACGCACAAAAGGAGATTGCACACATGACGAAATTGTTCACCATCGAAAACGACCCGAAAACCGTCAAGGGTCACGCGCGCGGATACATGACAGCGGTTATGTATCTCGCGCCGTACGATCTCTCGGGAGTCAATATCTGCGCGCTCGCCGATCTTGCAGCATGCAAAGAGGGATGCCTGAAAACGGCGGGTCGTGGTGGAATGTCAAAGGGTAACGCGACTTTTCTCGCGCCTAATGGTGACACTTTGCCCGATAACGCGATACAGCGCGCGCGATTGGAGCGGACGCGATTGTTTCACGAATCGCGCGATGCATTCATGGCGCGCATGGTGCGCGAGATCGAAAACTTCGCGAAGCGCGCCGCGCGCGCGGGTCTGATTCCCGTAGTGAGACCGAACGGGACTAGTGACATTCCGTTCGAAAATATCCCGTGCAAGCGCGCGGGTATTGAGTACCCGAACATTTTCGCCGCATTCCCCGAAATTCAGTTTTACGATTATACCAAAATTCCGACCCGCAAGATCGCGCAGATTCGCAACTATCGCGTGACGTTTTCCTACTCGCACCGGCCAGAATTCGCGCCGATCATCGTCAAGGCTTTGAAAAACTACGGGTCTAGCGTCAATTTCGCCGCCGTTTTTCAGGGTGGACTACCCGAAGCCTTTTTAGGTCGTCGCGTGATCAACGGCGACGAATCAGACTTGCGATTCCTAGACGACCCGAACGTGGTCGTGGGTCTCAAAGCAAAGGGTCGCGCGCGCCGCGACACTTCGGGATTCGTGGTTCAACTAGCAGCATGAGGTAACAGCATGAACATCGAACGATTAACAGCATCCGAAAAAGCGGATTTACTCGAAGGCTTGCGCGCGCGACGGCGCGCGGATGCCGCCGACATGGCTCCCCCTCTCGGTCTAGCATTCGCGTCTAGATTGCGGACACTCGGGCGACATGCCGAAGCCGATGCCGTTGAAAAGATGGCGCGCGAGATCATGAGCCTGAACTAGTTTCTGTGTGCAAACTTTCGGGGAGGGGAAACCCTCCCCATTTTTTTCAGTCGAGCGGCTCCGCCTCACCATCGATGGTCAAACCCTGTCGCAGAATGCCGCTCACGTTTTGCAGAATCTCCGCGCGGTGCTCGATCTGAATCGCGCCGCCATCCTTGCCGGTTAGTTCTACCGCATTCCGCTCCGTAAACTTTCCGCCCCCGCGCGTCTTCAACAGGAAAATCGCCGCCGTATCCGACCCGGCTTTCGCTCTCTGGGCTAGAGACTGCGCGATGTCGTTGACCATATTCGAATGGCCGTTTTTGAACTCAAAATCGTAGTGTTCGCGTACCGTAGACTCGGAGATTCGCAGCGCGCTACAGACTTGCGACATCGTAAAACCCGAGAACGACATCGTCGCCACAGTCGCCGCCAGATTTGGGTCTGGATGTTTCCGATTGTTATTTATTGGGGATACAGAACGTCCTGTAGAGCCATTAGAGCGGACTTCCTCCACCCCACTACCCCTGCCAGGGGTACTCTCCGAAACCGTCTGTAATGTCGTCTCATTCATCCGGGCGATACTCCCTGCAACAGATCGCGCACCCCGTCAATTTACAGTCCGCAGCCGTTGAAAATCAACGGGTTAGAACTAGTGCAAATTCGTACTTTTCACCTAGCTTCTACCAAAACGCGCGTAAACCCTTGTTTTCACTACAGATAGGGTATTTAATATATATATCTATTTTTTTATGTATATCCTTTCTTGTATCCCTCTTTCCCTTACCCATCCGTTGCATCCCTGCAACACTCCGTACCTGAATCCCTCTGATTTAGTACCTTTGAAAATGTCTTTAGAATGCATGAATTAAAAGCACTATTTCTAACTTATTGATTCGCATCAGGTTTTTAGCGCAAGCGAACGGAAATAGTGAAAGCATTAATTACTAAAAGAGGAAAGATGTATTCACCATAGAATGCATATATGCAGCACATTACACCTAGGAAAACTACATCTTTGCAGCACCTATAACCATTCCAATGGTGAAGCATATATGAAACATATATTCACCCATCATGAACTATGGTATTGTGCAACCTCTTTCAACCAAAACGAGGTGCAACATGGCGAATCTATCGGTCTATCTCGAAGCCCTACAGACGTTTTCGACCCCGGCAACGGCACGAGAGGTACACGAGAAAGCGGTTCAGATGTTCGGGAGCGAAGTCAAAGGGGATCGCGCTAGCGCGCGGCAATCGTTGGAGCGGTACGTACTTCGAGGCAAAGCCGACAAGAACGGAACCCGCTATCTCATATCGATGAAAGTAGCAGACCCGCTATCCGCTCTGGCAACGGAGAATCGAACTCTGAAAGCCGAAGTCGAGCGACTGAAAGCGCGCATCGCAGAACTCGAAGCTCGGGGGTAGCCTGGAAAACTTAACAAATCTTTACAATCCAACCCGCTTGACAAGCGCAAGCGGGTTGTTCTAACATGCACACATCGACTGAACACTGAACACTGAACATTGAAACGGAGCAACGAACCATGAACAAACTCGACACTTTCGTACCCCGCGTCAACGGTTACTCGCCGTGGGGGTGGGTCATCAGCACCCGCCGTCTTGCTGACGGCATCATCCTCGTATCAAGCATGACGCACGGTGGTATCTGGCTGTCACCCGAGCGTCGCGCGCAACTCGCTGCAAACTCCCCGCACCTACTGCGCGCTGTCGAAGGTCGTTCCTACTGCGCGAAACCCATGTGGTGGGAGGAAGACTGCGAGGCCGTGCTACCGCTACTGGCATTCTGGGATGAACTCCCCGCCGACATGCGTCGCGATTCTTACTACGCGCAACTCGCGCGCACCGCGAACTACACCTACGGTTTGAATTTCTCGGAGGCAGCATGAACCCGATTCAGACCCCGCGCGAGGCACTCACCCTCGCACTCTTTCTCGCGATCACCGCCGACACCGAAGAGCAATGCGAGCGAGCATGCGAACTCGCGAACGAACTCGCGCGCAGCATGCATGTGGATGACATCCGAGCCGCCAAGATTAACGCCAAGAAACGAGCCGCGAGGGTACTGCAATGAGCGCATACGTAGACGACAACATGAACCGATACCGGGTCGAGGTCAGCCGTTTGGAACTAAAGACCTACACCGTGTGGGTACGCGCATTCGATGAAGAGGACGCCGAGGAACAGGCGATGTTCAAACTGAACCCGAACAAGCCTGAAACCACCGAGGTGGTCGAGCAGTACGCGAACCAAGTCGATTACGCAGGAGTGTGAACCATGAAACGCTATACAGTCTCGCTCGCTCGCATCGAGCATCGCATCTATCAGATTGAAGTCGAAGCCAACAGCAAAGACGAGGCAGAAGAGCTAGCACTTGAGACATGGGACGAGGATGACGAAGCCTTCATGAATTGCGGATGCGTACACGCAGAAGAGTTCATCGAAAGCATCGAAGAGAAGAGGGAGGTCGCATGAAGCGCGGAACCATCTTCGAGCACAAGAGCTGGCTCGACACCAAGAACATGCCGCTACTGTGTCAAGTAACGGCAACGGGCAGGGATGTGGTGTATTGGACGGCATACGATCCGAACAACCCGCACCCCAAAGGCAAGTCTTACTTTCACACCCAAGAGATTCCGAAATACGTGGGACAAATACTGGAGGAACCCAAATGAACCCGCTCAAACTGAACCGCATGACACTCTCACCCGCGATCTGGCAAGCGATTGCACCGAACGGCATGCGAGCGCACTACGATCCGATGGATAGCACCTCGCTGATCGATCAAGCGGACTACAAGACCGGCACGATCAGCACACAAGATGCCGCCGAATTAAAGGCCATCACGGAATATTTCAAACCATCCATCATCTTTGAGGTGGGGACGTATATCGGACGCTCGACTCGGGCGTTAGCAGCGGGTATGAAGATGGGATACATCTACACCTGCGATGCATCGAACAGCATCGATATCGGAGACACGTACGGGGTGAAGATCGAACAGTTTCGGAAAAAAACCTCGACACAAATGTTCCGAGAACTTCTGGAGTTCAAGATTGAACCCGACCTGTTCTACATCGACGGACGACTGGGCGACGACGACCCCGGACTGATGGCGCAACTGAACCCCGATGCGGTGATCGTTCTGGATGACTTCGAGGGGGTGGAAAAGGGCGCATTCAACGCCGCTGTTCTACTGTCAACGACATACACCCAGTCGATGCTCGTGTACCCGAGACCTGGCGGGAAGACCGCCCTGCTCGTGCCGTACAAGATGCTGCAATTGGTCGCGCAATAACGCGCTGACCGCACCGTGAACAGCCCAAGCCGATTGACCCTTGCAAGCGCAATCGGTTTGGGTATTATCAACCCATAGCAACGGTTAACTACAACGGAGATAGCCATGCAATACCAAGTGATGGACAACTTTCGAGTCGCGAACGGGACGTTCTTGGTGGGAATGATCAGCGCCACGTACGAAGAGATGAAGCAAGCATTCGGGCGACCGCTCAAGGGCGACGGGGATAAGACCCGAGCCGAGTGGGTGGTGCTGTTCGACACCGACGAAGGCGATGTGGTGGCGACGGTATACGACTGGAAGTGCAGCGAGATCCCCATCGATGACGTTCAGGTATGGAACGTGGGTGGCAAGTCGATTGATGCGCTGATGCGGATCGAAGACGCCATCGCATACGTGCGTGACATGAACGCGCATGACGACGAACTCGCGCGTCAGTGGGAACTGTCGTACGAATGAGTGATGACTTTAGACAGTTCTGGGGGATACCACCGAAGCCGGTACACAAGTGCGGTATCTGTGGGACAGAACACAAGGGCAAGTGTCACTTCATGCGATCCCGACCGCACCGCAAGGCAACGTCAGAACAGATATTGAAATGGTTGGAACGCAAGCGCGAACGCAACCTACAACTGAAGGTGCAATACCTGATCAAGGAGTTATGCGATGCAGTCGAAACTGGAAAGCGAGCAGCCAGACCCACGAGTTGGATCGGTCGAAAGCCGAATCCGAAAAGTGGACTGGATCTGGGAGCAGATCAAGGAAAAGCAGCGAGAGATACGCTTACTAGAAAACCAATTATCGAGGACTGATAGCAATGAATATCTGGATGACTCTGTTGGACTGGATCAAGAGCAAGCGCGCTGACGCGCGCCGAGAGTGGGCGCATGTACCGGAACCAAACTGGGCATGCTCACGCCGACGTAGCGGAGGGAACTACTGGTGAAGATTGAAACTAGAAAACCGCGCACTTCAAAGGACGCGCAAATGGAAGAGATTGCCAAACTACTGGCGCAGCTTGACGCCATGGAAGTCGAGAAGGCCAGAGAGAAAGCCGAGATGATCTTCATCGAGATCATGGTTCTGGTCTTTGGGTTGATGATTGGATTCGCTATCGGGAGATTGTGGTGATGGCATATATCAAAATCTCGCGAGGTCAGTTATGAGTCAGAGCAAGAGATACAAGATTCTGTCGTGGATTGCTGTACTCACTTTCCCGATTTGGTTTCTTCCGTTTTTGATCTTTCTGATGCTGTCTCTTGCAGCAGCAGCGATTGAAGATTCCATCCGTGATTACATGGACGAGAGAAAGCGCAATGAAGATTGAAATCAGCTCCGACTTGCTCGAAGAGATCGCAGCAGCGGAACTACAGCGCACCCTGAAGTCGCTCCAGAAAGACTACAAAGATCGCAAGGCAGGAAAGCAGATGTACATATTTAACTCCGACAAGGCAGCGGATCTGGCGGAACTCAAGCAGCACATCGACGCATTCAAGTTGGTGGGGCGGTATTACGGGGCGAAGTTATAAATCATGACAGCGTTTGTGTAAAAGATAATGCTGATATCAAA